CATTATTGTATATACAAATTTCTTCTTTAAGATTAGATGAACGCGTGTGGTCAAGAATTTTTGAACAAATCGTGCGTGTGCCTGTCGGACCCCCTGGATCCATGGGCCAACATATGTGCCTACATAGACAAGCAGAATGGCCTGGTCTACCCGTGCAATCCGGGCTGCTGCGTTCCTCGATGTGAAAACCTCGGGCCGTCCCAGAATTTAAATATGGAATTGCACAGAACTGGTGGCGTGTCTCTTCCGCCTGGATTCGGCAACCAGCTATTCGCCGCCAATGCAGCCGCGAGCAGCGCTGGCGGCACGGACGGCTCGGGCGGCTCGGGCGCTGGAACCGCCAAAGAGCCACTGACCGGGCACCAGCCAAAAATCGTCGGGACCCAATCAAATGATTGGCTAGGGGCTGCTGACCCCAAGGACGTGAAAGTTTGGCAAGTTCTCGGTAGACTCGTGTTTTTCCTGGTGATTATATTTCTGGCCGCTGCAGCTCTCGACTGACCTAGAACTGCTTAAAGAATCCCGTCCTGTAGAGTATAGAAATGGCTATCACTCTCGAGATCCTCGCGAAAGAGCTCAAGGCGCTCCGCAAGGACGTCCGCAAGATTCGTCAGCACATTGAGGACCCCTCTGGTGAGAAGGCGGCTGCACGCGCCCAGAACAACGGCTTCAACAAGCTCCTGGATGTGACCCCAGAGCTCCGTTCTTTCCTGAATCTGGCTGCCGACGAGAAGATTTCTCGTTCCCAGGTTACTGCCCGGATCAACACGTACGTTACCGAGAAGGGCCTGAAGACGGGCCAGAACATCACTCTGGACGAGGCCCTCAAGACCCTCTTGCACCCTCCCGAGGGTGTCCAGGTGACTTTCCTGAACGTCCAGAAGTACATTAACCCGCACTACCTGAAGGACCCGAACGCCCCTGAGAAGAAGCCTCGGGCCAAGAAGGCTGAGGCTGAGGCAGAGGCGGGTGTCACCGACGTGCCCGCGCCTCCCAAGGAGAAGAAGGTTAGTCCAAAGGTCGCCAAGCCTGCCGCACCGACCGTGGCTTAAACATAATCTCTGTGTAACCTATAAATGGAGTCCCCGCCCATCTTGTCTCGTGAAAAACTAAATTCCCTTGCGGGAACAAAAGTCAAAAATATCGAACTCTATCAACGAGCCTTCACGCACAAGTCAGCCCTGAAACGCTATTCAGGTTTGACTGGTTCGTACGAGACCCTTGAATTCATGGGAGATTCAGTCCTTGGATTTATAATTACAAAGCATCTCTTTGACCTGCACGAAAAGGAACAGGAGGGCTTCCTGACAAAGGCCCGTACTAAAATGGTCCGGGGCAAGACACTCTGTGAAATCTCCAAAGTTCTCGGTCTGGACAAGCTGATTTTGATGGATGAAAAGGGTGAGCGGAACGGCTGGAACACAAATGAGCACATCATGGAGGATGCGTTCGAGGCTCTGGTCGGCGCCATTTATCTCGATTTGGGAATGGTCCACGCCAAAAGATTCGTGCTCGATTCATTCACAAAAGTCCAGACGTCGCTCGTCGATGACAATTACAAGGACCAGTTGATGAGGTGGTGCCAAGCTCTCAAGTATCCTCTGCCAGACTATGAAGTGACCGGGACCGTCTCTGGGCAGTTCTGCGTGACGGTCCATGTGAACGGTGATCAGGCGGGATCTGGCTACGCATCCACAAAGAAACAGGCCGAACAGAACGCCGCCGAAATAGTACTTAAGACGGACCCGAGATTTAAGAATAAGGTCATACCAGTAAATGGAGGATCCCGACGCGAACGTCCGCAGAGCCCGTGAATTGATCGCGGCTGAATACGCCGAACAAAGAAGTCAAGAATGGTTAGATCTGCGCGAGCAAATGATCACCGCGAGTGACGTTGCGAGCGCCATTGGTGACAATCATTACGAAACACAGGACGCCTTTGTCAAGAAAAAGGTTCTAAGGACCAAATGGGCCGGAAATGCCGCTACTGAGCACGGCACGAAGCTCGAGCCAATGGTCCGCGACATGTACGACCAAAAGACGGGCCGAAAGTCACACGAAATTGGACTTGTTCAGCACAGGCAGTATCCGTGGCTCGGGGCGTCTCCGGACGGTGTGACGGAGGATGGACTTTTAATAGAAATCAAGTGTCCTTTGACTCGCAAGATTGAGCCCAAGATTCCAAAGTACTATTTTCCACAGGTTCAGCTCCAGCTAGAAATTACAGACCTCGAAGAGTGTGATTTTATCCAGTACAAGCCGGCTGGCCCTCTGGACGAGGCTGGGGTCCCGAAATCAGCTGAAGAGTTTGTAGTCGTCCGGGTCAAGAGAGACCGTGAATGGTTCGCCAAGAATCTGCCCCTTATGAAAATTGCGTGGGACAGGATCTGCGAGGGCCGAAAAAACGGGTTGTGTGAGCTACAGGATGACGATACTCCATTCGATCCCCAGTACAAACTCCATGTCGTCTGTGAAATCGAGCCCGAGCCTCGGGTGGAAGTGCCCGCACAAGCCCAAGATTCTCACTTGCAAGGAGTGCAAGGGGCTATTCTGTACGAAGTGCATTCAACTTGAGGTCCATTATTGCCCCAAATTGGAAGAACGGTCTAATACTGAACGAACTATTTTATCTTCAAAATTAGTAAAGGTGGTCGCGCCCAAGGTGGTTCCGTTTTCTTAGCGCCGTCTGGACCCCATCACGAGGAGCAATACCAGGATGACCATCAAAATTAGGAATGAATTGTCTCGCAAAAATACTTGGACTGCTGCACGGCCACCATCCGCCTGACGCGCGCCTTCACCTTCCCAGGACCACGGGAGGTACGGGCGGTGCCACGTCACTCGCCCGTCTGCAAACTCGTATTTGCGCGCAGGAAAGGGCCTGAACGGGGCCGGCTTGGACTCGCTCGCCTTGACGTACATTCCTCCTGCAAAATCAAAGTTCATCTCATTGTCGAGATCCGGAAGACCACTCGAATCCATCGGGGTCTCGTCGATTTGGGTCGTGTAGGACCCATCCATATAAAGATCTTTAGGGAACCCGTCCTTGTTGACACCGTACGCACCCGTCCACGTGTACGGGTTTATGTGATTGATGTGCAAGTTGTCACTTATCATCAAGGCGGTCGCCATTAACAAATACCCATATTATTTTTGGTCCTAGGATAAAACTTCGTCTGGACCTTTTGTTGGTGGAGCTCCCACATTTCGTCCAGATCTATGTCGAGCATATGGGCCAGCTGAAAAAGATAACTGAAGACGTCACCCATTTCCATCGTGACGTCCGTTCCTCGGTCTTTTTTGAGCCCCGTCTTGCGGTAGATCCTCTGCGTCTGGCGGATAGATGAAGCCAACTCGCCCATCTCTTCATTGAGTAGCATCCATACGATGCTTACGGGAGCTTTGTCCCACCCTTTGGTTCTGCACATGGCTGCCGTCTCGTCGCGAAACTTATTCATCTTGTATTATACAGCCCCGAGTGCTCTAAGCCTTGTTCAATCGGGCCAGAACGTACCGGAAACGGTACACCATCACGGCCGCAAGCACGAGCGACGCGAGTTCGGCCACGAGCTTCCAATTCTCGACTGAATTTTTGTTGTAATTTTTCTTCTCGGCCCAAGGCTCGACCACCCCGTTGCTGAAGAGGCGGACCGCCCTGTCGAGCGCAAAAAATATGAGAAATCCAAAGAGGATATCGTCAAGGGCCCTCATTTACTAGAGGCTTACTTTTTCTTGAAGAGGTGCCAGATGGCCGTGAAGATCACGACGCACCCGAGAAAGCCGAACACGCGACTACAGTCGGTCGGCTTGCCGTCCTGTCTTATCTTGCACGTATTCGCCTGGAGAATTGCCAGGAGAGACTGAGCGAGACAGCACATCACAATAATTTTTAGAACAGTGGTCATTTACTAAAAGGCAATTTTAGTATTGTAAGGGAGCTTGTTGCCGTACGTGCTGGTGCTGACCGGGACGGCCAGAGGGACGGGGTTGGCCGAGATGTCCCGGAGGTACACGATTTGCTGGAGCATTCCAGTCGAGATTGTACCGGTCGCTTCCTTCACGACGCGTTTGTTCATCCGGTCAACCTGATTGATAATGTCCGTGTTGGGGTCCTGGACCAGGTCCGTGTAGACCTTGCGCATGAGCGCCTGGAGGTCCTGGTCGCTCTGGCGGCTAATTGTGTAGCCCGTCTTTTCCTTCATCGTCTTGACGATCAAGTCGTGAATAATTTCACGATTAAAATCAGACATGAAGGCCGTGCTCAAAGGCGTCGAGAGGCCGAGGCGTTTCACCTCCACACCAAAAGTCTCCATTGAGATATATCGGGATAAAAAAACCAGGTGTAAATCTTATAAATGAAGGTCGCCAAGAGATCTGGTGACCTGGTCGAGATGCTGTTCGACAAGGTCACCAAACGAATTTCAAAGCTAAATCAGGCTCCAGAGTTCGAGCCCCTGAACGTCCAACCAGACAAGGTGGCCCAGAAGGTTTTCACGAGTATGTACGACGGCATTTCGACTACAGAAATTGATAACTTGACGGCCGAGGTGGCGGTCGCCATGATCACCGAACACCCAGACTACGAGACGCTCGCTATGCGTGTGGCCGTCTCGAATATGCAGAAAGCCTGCCCAAAGACATTCACGGACGCCATGATCTCCCTGTATTCTCAAGGAATCGTAAGCGATGAATTCATCAAGTGTGTTGCGCTCGAGATGGACAATTGGATCGACCACAAGCGCGATTACAGTTTTGGATATTTTGGGATTAAGACGCTCCAAAAGGGATACCTGAACCGGGGCGAGACGCCCCAGTACCTCTTCATGCGCGTGGCGGTTGGAATTCACGGGACTGACGGCGCCCGTGTGCGCGAGACGTACGATCTCATGAGCCAGAAGTTTTTCACTCACGCGACGCCGACTCTGTTCAATGCCGGGACGCCCAAGCCGCAGATGTCCTCCTGCTTCCTGGTGGCTATGAAGGACGACTCGATCGACGGGATTTACGAGACGCTCAAGGAGTGTGCGCACATCTCCAAGTGGTCTGGAGGTATCGGTATCCACTGTTCGAACATTCGCGCGAACGGCTCGCGGATCAAGGGGACGAACGGAATCGCCGACGGAATTGTGCCCATGCTGCGCGTCTTCAACAACACGGCCCGCTACGTCAATCAAGGTGGCGGGAAGCGCAAGGGGTCGTTCGCCATTTACCTGGAGCCCTGGCATGCTGACGTTATGGAGTTTTTGGAGCTGCGCCTCAACCAGGGCGACGAGGAAATGCGCTGCCGGGACCTCTTCACGGCGATGTGGATCCCTGACCTGTTCATGCAGCGCGTCGAGGAGGATGGCGAGTGGCACCTGATGTGCCCCGACGAATGCCCCGGTCTCGCCGACGTCTGGGGCGAGCGCTTCAACGAGCTCTATCGTATGTACGTCGCCCAAGGCCGGTTCCGCAAGGCTGTCCGGGCCCGGGCCGTGTGGGACGCCATCCTCAAGAGCCAGGTTGAAACTGGCACACCGTACATGTGCTACAAGGATGCCGCGAACGCCAAGTCTAATCAGCAGAATATCGGCACGATCAAATCGTCCAATCTTTGCACTGAAATCATGGAGGTCAGCGACGCGGATGAGACGGCCGTGTGCAATCTGGCGTCCCTGAGCCTGCCCGCCTTTGTCGGGAGCGCGGAAGGGGCGCCGTGGTTTGATTACGAGAAACTTCATGAGGTCACAGAGGTCATCACGCGGAACCTGAATCGCGTCATCGACCGCAACTACTACCCGACCGAGCCTGCCCGAACATCGAATCTTCGTCACCGACCAATCGCTATCGGCGTCCAGGGTCTCGCGGAC